CGACCGACGTCAGGCGCATGCGCGAGCCGCCGATGGTGACCACGTCGCCCGGCTCCAGGCGCGACCATTTCGGCCCGACGGACACCCGATAGGTCGTCCGCCCGGACCAGGCATCGTAGAGCAGCACATCAGCGGCCTGCGCGCCCTCCGCCTCGGTCATCACAACCGGGAGCCGCACATCAACATCGTTGCGCGCCTCGGTAATCAGCCGCGCGGCGTACTGCTGGCCCACCTGGTGGTCGTTGTTGGCGTTGAAAAACTGCACCCGCACCTGGCGCGGCAGGTCCAGCTCCTGCGCGCGGGTGCTGATCAGTGGATCGGGGCGCTGTGATCCGTATTCGTGCGCGGCCAGATCGTCGTCGGCGAGGGTCGCCACGGAGGATCCGCCGCGCTCGATGAATTTGATCGCGTCGCCCGATTCCACCGCATCGAACCAGAACGCGCGTTGCAGCGGTTCCAGCGCCCCGCGCACCGTGCCCACGCGGTCGGCGTTGGCCGCGTACCCGCGCACGGTTTTGGTCAGGCCGGTGACGTCGATGTCGCTGGCGGCCAGGTTGCCGCGCTGGCACAGATCGGATACCACGTCGTCGAGGTCGGCTGTGGCGGCGGTGAATGCCGATACTGCGGCAAAGACATCCAGCGCTTGCCGGTAGCAAACCCAACACACGCCGTGCTCGGCGATCAACGCGACCTCATTGGTCCCCGAAGCTCGCTCTGCGCTCCCCAGGCTGATCGAATAATCGCCACTATCATCACGCGCATATACCTCGACGTCCGAGGAGCCCCCACCTGCCACCCAGATGCGCGATAGATCCGACTCGACCGCCGCGGCAACAGAGTGCCCGTTGATAAACGGAGCCCATCCCGAAGGTAGCGCGCCGCTCTCGACGTAGCTGAGTTCAGAGTTGTAGCGTTGATAATAATTACCCGCCGTGTCGCGCCGGAAAAGAAACAAATTCTGGCCGTCGGGCGTCACCGCCGCCCCGAGTGTCGAACCGGTCTCCCCGTCGTCACCCGCCTCGAATTGCCGTACCATCGCCCCGGCACCATATACGTTGATGTGTACGGTGGCGGTGCTTGGGGAGCTAGAGCCCTCCCCGGCGGCTACGAGATAGTTCCCCAGCGGGCCTAGATAGTGGCTGCGCTCCCCGACGGTGTGCGGGTTGCTCTCGCTGCCGATATATTCACCGTTTGAGTTGTAGCGGTAATCCACAGCGCCCGACCCTGCTCCCCAAAATGGGCGCGGATCTGAGGGATTGACATTGAGGATAAACAAACCATTCTCGTAGCGCACCCAGTCGGTGGCCTCGTTGAGATACAGCTCCGTGGTAACCGCGTGCAAACGGCGGACGCCAGAGGGTGTCCCGCCCGCCACGATCTCAACCTCGACATTGGGCAGCCGGTTGCCGAAATCGGCCAACGCCAGATCATCAAACACCAGGTAGGCCAGCCCACGATGCGCGGGAACCTCGCCGGCGCCTTCATAGGATTCGATGGTGCTGTCCGGGTCCTGCGTTTCGCTGCCGGTATAGAGCGTGATGCTGTCGGCGTTGGCGTTGCTCGCGATCACTGTCTGCGCGTCGGCGGTGTCACTCGCGTCGTAAATCAATTTGCCGTTTGCCCAGATCCGCCGCACACCGACGATCTCTCCCGCGCACAACCCGACGGCGAACGACGCGTAATAGCTGTAGGTGGTCTGCTCGACGCTGGGGCCGCCCTTGCCGCCCACCTCCTCGGTGTGCCCGACCTCGCGGATCGGCGCCGCCCAGATCACATTGCCGGCGAATCGCGCGGTGCCGTAGACAATGGGGATCGATCGCCCCTCAGACGCGGAGCTAACGCGCAGGTCCGACAGCCGCGCCCCCTCCTGGCGGATGGGATCGGCGAGCGACGCGCCCAGCATCGACCCCACCGCCCATCCCACGGCGGCGTAGCCAAACTGTGCGCCGATGGCGGAACCGGCGGCGGCGATGAGGAGTTGCGCCATCAGCCGCCCTCCCCGAGATCCGCGAATCGGTAGGCCGCCACGATGCGCCGGCGCCATTTGTCGTCGAGGCGGTGCTCGACACAGCGGCCCACTGTTTCGTAGGCATGGACGACACCGTAATCGGTGACCACGGCCAGGTGCTGCGGGTAGCGATCGAAACGCATCAGCAGCACATCGCCCGGCGCGATCTCGGCGACCGGGACCTGCACCATCTGCTCGTCGAGGATGTGGCGCAGCAGTTCGCCTTGCGGCTCGCGGCCGTATCCGTCGGCGTCGTAGTCGCTGAGCCCCAGCGTGCGCGCCACGCACACCACCACCCCGGCGCAGTCGATGCCGCGCCCGAGCTGCCGGCCCTGGTGCGCGAACGGCGTGCCCACGTAGCGGCGGGCCTCGCGGACGATGTCGGCTCGCGCGATCACTCGCCGCTCACCAGCTTGTCGTTGCCGGGGATGTAGGGCTCGCCGCGGAAATTATCGACGTTGGAGAACGTGTCGCGGCAGGTCGCCAGTGATTTGTCGCAGCCCGGATAGATGTCGAAGGTATCGCTCACGGCGATGTCGTAGGGAAGCGGCTGGTAGAGCGTCACCACGCCGGAGCCGAAGTCCTTCACCTCGCGGGATAGTCCGTTGTTCGCCCCGCTGGTGAAGGCCACCAACCCGCTGTTGAAATAATCGTCCGCCTGGCCCAGCGCACTGTCGGTGAATTCGCGCCGGCTGGTCACGCCCGTCACCGTCCCCGCCACGGTATAGCTCGCCAACGTCACCCCGCACTGCGTATCGCCAAGATCCGCGCGGCATGCCACGCTGTAGGCATCGCCCACCGGTTGCTGCAGCGCCTGCGTCAGCCCGCGTAGTTCCGCCACGAAGTGCGCGGCGTGGCGGGTCACCTCACCCAGCCACCCCTTGCGCAGCGGCAGAGTGCCAATGGACGTATCCGTCCAGTTGACGACGAACAGCTCCACCTCCGCAAAATCGAACAGCCCCGCCGCCAGGTCCGCCTCGGTGATGCCGGCCGAATCAAGCACCCCCATCACCTCCAGGTTGTCGACACTGAACTGATCGCTCGAGCTGATCTGCGTCGAGGTGTACCCGCTCGCCGCCAGATAGGTCTCCCCGGAAACCGTGAGATCGCGATCATGCGAAGTGAAGCGAAACACCTCGCCGTCCGTGCGCGTCACCGTCCAGCAGGTCGCCAGGGTGGTGACCTCGCCCTGCAGGTGGGTTTCGAGGGCGGCGGCTACGGTTTTCATAGGCGGACCTCGACGAGGGGAATGTCCTGGACTGCCAGTATCCAGTCATCCCCATAGTTGTCGATGGACCGCGCCAACCAATCAGTGGCGAAACGCACCGGGACTCGGAAATTGCCTGTCCAGGTAAAGGTGTCGCTCGACTGCGGGTATCTATCCGCATCACCTCCGGAGGTATAGGCCGTATAGCCCGTGGTATCGATGCCGATGGTGAAGTTGTCGGGATCTACAACGGTAATGGCCACCACGGTGCCATTCAGTTCAGTCATACCTCCAACGCCGCTAAGATAAATCTCATCCCCGGTGTTGTATCCGTGGCCAACGGCCTCCACCTGGCCGGGGTTGGCCTGCGTGATATCGGTGATGCTGGCAGTCGCAGACGCCGTGAGTGTAACGACACCTGTCGTGGTATCGACCGACGCACCACCATAACTGCTGCTGTTGTGCTCAAAGGCGGCACCCGACACAGGTTTTGCAATCGTCCTGGTTAGCGTATTGGCACCAGCCGTGTAGGTTTTCACGAGCTGCACCGTTGGCCCGCCGGTCAGGGTGAGCGCCTGATCGGTGGCGCTATCATCACTGCGGTCGTGAAAACGGAAGCCGTCGGCCTGACCTCTCACCGCGTGGAAAAACGCTAATAGCGTTGCGGCATCAGAGGCTGTTTTCACTGCAGGAGCGGCATTGTAGCGGTGGCGCGGATAGGCCCAGTTCTGGTTGCGCTGCTCATGGCCCGATGCCATGGTGATGACGCTGGTGTTGTACTCTGGCCCGCCGACCGTGCCGAAAGTCAGCGGATCGGGGAATTCCGGGGTTTCAAGAAAACTCATTAGCCGTTGCGCCGCATGGCACGCTGAGCGGCGACACCGGCCTCGAACGCGCTCTGTTGTAGGGTTTTGGGGGACACGCCACTGGTCCCTCCATAAATGTTCTGCACCACCTGGATACCGCCGCCTCCACCTACATCGGGATCGATACGACCGGACGTCGCCGGGATGAACATTTCCGGGCCGCGTTCTCCCACCAGATAGGGCATACCGGAGTCGACCGGACCACCCAATGCGCGAGCGCCGCCAAACATTGAACCAATTAGGTCTGTGGTCCAGTCGGCCAACGGTTCGGTAACCAACCGACGGGTGATGATACGCAGAATATCCTGCTCAATGCCTTGGAGCATGTCACTCAGATTCTCGCCATTGACGATGGCGTCCTCTAGCGCGCTGGAAAACGTCAAACCAAGATCGCGAGCCGCGTCAGTGGTTCGCTTCGTGGATTCCTCCAACGCCTCGCCGCTGACCTGATCCTCGAGGTTCTTTTGCGCCTCTGTGAGCAGCAGCGCCTGTTCATTGTAGTACCGTTGGAAGTCATTCAGTCGATCACTTAGCGATCCCGCAGCGCGCTCGTCCAAATTGGCTATCGTGGTACCAATTCCGCCTTGGTCCTCTAGATTGCGTTGAGCCTCCGCGTGGAGCAATGCCTGTTCGTTGTAGTACGTTTGGAAATCGTTCAGCCGTTCTTGTAACGCTGAGCTGGAATCCGGTTGCGCAATCCCTGAGCCACCATTCACATTGCTATCCGGACTACCTCCGCCAGTCTGCGGTGGTGCAGGCATGCGTCGGCGGTTGTAATAGGCCTGAATCTGCGCATCGATTTTTTGCAGTTCGGCGTTCAATTCGTCGTCGTTGTAATACTCGACCATGCCGTCCTTGCCGAAAAATCGCACCCTAGACAGCGGGCCGGACTCGAGCATGTCACGGATCAACTCCGCGCGATCCTCCAAACGAACTATATCGTCGCCTGCCAGCTCCCCGAACATGGCCGCGCCGCTTTCAGCTACATAACGCGTCAGGCTGGCGGCATCCGTCAATAACTGAACGACGGTGGACAACCCGGTAATGAGGCCAGTCACGAGGGTATTTGCCCCCTCGCGCACCGCAGGGTCCTGCAGAAGATCGGCAAATTCGTTCAATGATTTCTTCGCATCGTCGAGACCACCGTCAGCCTCGAGCAAATCGCCAAAAGCGTTCTGCACTGCCGTCAGCGCACCGCCGAACGTATCGCGCGCGGCACGGGCGCTGCCACCGAACTGAGTTTCCAGTTCCTTCAGGATGAGTCGTTGCGCGGCCGCCGTATCACCAGTTTCGACGAGCGAGCGAATAACATCCTTCTGATCGTCCGTAAACTGAATACCCGCGCGATTGAGGCCATCGATGCCCTTGATGGGATCGTTGAGCGCCTTGCCCACCTGCAGCGCCGCGCTCTTGAGATCGGTGCCCATCGTAGTGGCGACGTTGAGGACAGCTTCCTGCGCATCCCGAAGGATAGGTCCGCGCAGATTGGTGAAGGTGAGCAGCAGCGACTGCATGCGGATCACCGCCTCGTCGCCATAGGTGGTGACCTGCTGCAGTCCGGATGCCATGTCCTGCAACTGCCTGGAGGTGAATCCAGCGGTGCCGCCGGTCGATTGTAGCCGACTCTCAAGCTCAGCGACGGCTTGCTCTTGCTCTATCGTGGCGCGGGTAATCGCGCGAAACGCTAGGCCGGCTCCGAGCCCCAGCGCCGCTTTCTTTACCAAGTCGAATGACTTGCTGACGCGCTTCATGGACCGGTTGGTTCGTTTCTCAAAACGGCCGATCTTGCGATTAGCCGATTCGAGTTCACGGGTCAGCTTGGCGCTTTCCGCCTCAAGCCTGACAACAAGTTTTGCGAGATCAGCCATCAGTCTTCGGCTTCGCTAATGCCGCGAGTTGAGCGATGGTCCGCTGAGTTTCGCTTGCCTTTTTGGTTTCTGGATCACGCAACATGAAATCCTCGATCTTAAATGCGGGCTTCCCCTTGCCGCGGTGAACATTGGCAATCAGCGCCGCGAGCAATGCGGTATGGTAGTTATCGCGCTCCACTCCGAAGGGCTCTAACTCATAAAAGGCAAGCCATTCCGTGAACTCGCCAGACCCAAGCGTGGCATCCAGCTCCGCCACGGTGCGCCCCAACGCAAGCGCCAGACGATGTCGGAACCGTTCCTCTGGGTGGTCTAGGAGTTTTTTTTGGCGGCTTTTCGCGATGCGCCGGTCAGGCCGGACAGTTCGAGGATGCTATCGGTCAACGTCTCCAGAACACCACCGGGCAAATCACGAAGACGATCCAGATCACCATCATCGAACATCGCGCACCCCAAGCGCACGATCAGAGCCGAGACCTCATCGGGCGTCTTCCCCTCTTGAGTGGCTGTTCGCATCTGCTGCCTATCGCGGGCAGTCAATTCACGAATATCGACGTCGATGCCGTTTACCTTGACGCATTTTGTCATGCGCACTGCTGCGCTGAAAAAGTCGTCCTTATTCATCAGGTGACCGTAATCGCGCCGCTGATCTTCAGCGTATAGCTGATGGTGTTTTTGTCTTCCTCGGCCGGGTTGACTACCCAACTTAGCGGCGTTACGGCAAAGGCGAAGGTCTTTGTCGTAACGCCGTCGGTAATCTCTATTTCCAGGTTTCGATTGGTCTTGTCGTCAACGTCATCGACTAACCCGGATTGCTGCGCGTTGGCCGGCAGGTAATTGCATTCGATGGTGATCTCCTGCCCATCCGCAAGCCCGGAAATATACTCTCTTGATCCGGCTGAATCGAAATTTGTAACATCCAGCAGGGCGTTGGTTTTTCCAAGCCCCGACATGCTATATACCTCGCCCAGCAACGTAAATGTCTCGGTGGGCGACCTGCCATCACCACGCTTTACGGTGATCCCACCACGGAATGCGTCACTCATTGCTATGATCTCCTATTCGTAATACCAGAGGGTCCAAATCTGCGTTCGCCGATAGGCCCCCACCTCGTGCTCGTAAATATCAAGCTGCGACGATAATCGCACCTGGTCTATTCTGGTTGCTCCCATATCGCCGCCGTAGTTCAGCAATGCTGCGCGAACGGTAGCGGCTAGCTCAATCGCTGCGCCGCGTGTCTCGCCCCAACTGTCGATTTGGAAATCGGCGCCGACGTGATCGGTTTGACCTTCGTCGAACGTGCTTTCGCGTTCATCATTGCTGCGCGCGTAGGTTATCAGCGGATAGGATGGATCTTGAGGCACGATGTCGGGCCAGATGCGCGCACCCACCAACGCCGAAACCCCGCTGTCGGCGGTTAGATAATCGTACAGATCGTCCTCGATCATTGTCGCGCTCGATCAATCTTGCGTCGTAGTTGCTCCCTGAAACGCCGCAACATCGTGTTTTTATTGCGCTCGAACACGAGCGTAAACCATGGCTGGGCCGAGATGTACTTGGTGCCCAGTTCGATGAAATGCAGCCCGTAAAATGCCTCACGCCTCACGCCGATCAGCACGGTAGCCACGCCATTACGCAGACGGCTGGTGCGCTTGATCGATCGGCTAAGAAACCCAGGTGCAACTAATCGGCCCTTATAAGTTCGATGTGCCTCTTGCCCCACTGGTGCGGCAGCCCGCATTTCGCGAACCGCCGGCGTGGTCGCCAACATCGCGGCCTGACGCAATGCTTTTGCGGCAACGGCGCTGTCGAGTTTTTCCAATTTGCTCTGGAGATCCTTAACTCCATGCAATTTAGATTCAGCCATTCTGCTCACGGCACATGAAGATTAACTCTGCATTGCGCTCCGATGGGTTGATAATTGAGCGGATATCAAATACACGTGATCCGTATACAATACGGTGGCTCTTGACGGTGACAGTCGACAATGTATCGTCATACCGCGCCCGAATACGCACGTTCGCCTCACCCACGATTTGTTCGGCAGCAAAATATTCTCGCCCATTTAACGGCTCAACGCTGACCCAACGCATTGCAAGTTTCGACCACGATGCCGTCTCGCCGCCGTAATCGTCGCGCGAGACGCTCCGTATTTCGAAGTTGGCGCGATGACGAAGGCGACTGGCGCGCATGATCAGGCAGAAGTGCCGATAATCACGATGTCATAGGTGACGCCGGTACCAGCTCCGCTGTTTGCGATATTGAGCAGATCGCCGGTGCCGGCGGTGACCGACCAGCCGCTCACCGGGGCAGTCAGCAACAACGTACCGCCCGGAGGAATCGCCAACGTGTCGCTCGCATCGGCAAACGGACCATCGAAACCGTTGGAAGCCGCCGGTTTTACCTCGACATTGTTGGTGTTATCCGACGACGCCCGCACATAGATCGCCTTTACTGTAGCGAATGTAAGCGTCGATCCCAGCGGATCGGTGAGGCTGCCAGCGAGATCCAGATCCTCGTTGCCGCTGGCGCTGATGGTGCGCTGATCTGAAAAAATCAGATCCGCCTGGCTCAATCCCGTGCCGTTGGCAATATCATCTCGATTTGATACCGATAGCGGGAATGATGGTGTCCCGAGATCGTTGCTCCCCTCTAGGGTGGCATTGATGGCGACAAGCAGTGCAGTAGTGAGACTCATGTACGTTTCTCCTCAACTTTAGTTAGAACGCAAACACCCGGTAAGGCCATAGCAATGCGTCGGTTGCCATGGGCGTAGTCACCAAACTGATACCGGCGGTGACCGCTTCGCGGTTTTCGTACCAGTGCCCGATCAGCAGCAGCATGGCGTTGCGGATGGGTTGCGGTACGTCGTCGCCATCGTCACCGTAGCCGGCGACGTAGGTGATCTGCACGGCGTTATAAATATCGCGCGTGGTCGGCCAGTTCTGCTGGTAGGCCAATCGCACGCAGCCCGGCTCGCTGGCGGTGTCGACGTCGTAGATACTTGAGCTGAGCGTCTGCGTGGCGCCGTCGGCATCGACGTACTGGATCTGCGTCACGGACTGCAGCGGTGGCTTGGGCAGCTCGATCAACCCGTTTGCCGGGAATCCGCCGATGTCCATGCGCCAGGTCTGCGTGATCAACGCCCGGTGCGTGACGTTCGCGGCATGCTGACGCGACGCCCTGATGAATCCGTCGATTATCAGATCATCGGTGTGATGCTCCACCCGGATATGCGCTTTGGCCTGCGCCGTGGTCAGGGGCTCGGTGGTGGGTGCCGTTACCAGCGTGATGGACATCGATCACCCTTTTTTCGTGGTGCCCTTACGGCGGCTCGTTGGATTGGCGGCCGGTTTTTCGGGTTGCGCCACATCCATCGGTTCGACCCAGCCCTCGCGCAGCGCAACACCGGCCAGGCTATCGGTAAGCTCGACGTCTTCATCGCCAGCGGTGTACCGCACGGTGTACCGCCCATCCGGCGAACCTGGAAAGCTTTTCAAGATTCGATAGAGCATGGTTTCTCCTCGGCCGCCGATACCATGGCGTTGGGGTGTTTCGCGTGGTCGTAGCGGGCCTCAATCTCGTCTGCAGTGGGCAGTTTCTCGCGCTCGGCCATTTCCACCTGCACGGACCCGTCATCCTGCACGTTGACCGCCACATCGACGGTGTCGTACCCATACAAGCGCTCGGCGCGGTCATACAGCGCATCCATCAGGCTGGAGGTCTTGGCGATCACCAGGTTGATACCGCGCGCCCGCGCATAGCCCAGCCAGAACTCGACGCAGGCCCGGCCCTTTTCGGCGTCGTGCGCGTTCGGGTAGGTGTAGTCGCACCCGAAGATGCTGAGCTTTTTCACGCCGATGTGGATGGCGTAGGCGATGGCATAGGCCACCGTGTTGTTGAAATAGTCGTGACCGAGGTCGTTGAGCACCGCCTCGAGCGGAAACTCGATCAGCCCAGGATAGTCCTCGTGCGCACGGCTGGTGATGACCGGGCCGCGGTAGCCTTTCAGCCAATCCACCATGTGCGCGACGTTGGACCCCGGCCTGGCTTCGGCGCGGATCTCTTGGATGCGCACATCGTCCATGTGGAACACTACGTCGCAGGCGAACACGTCACCGAGGCAATTGACGCCCCACACCTCGTCGCAGTAGGCGCGGCGCCCGCCGAGGCTCTTGGTAACCTCGACGTACTGGTTCAGGCTGGGGCCGATGCCGCAGATCGCGACGTGTTCCGGCGGCTCCCGATGCAGGCACCGCTCATCGCGCGTACAGACGGCAATCAGCGTTTGGCCGCTGACGTTGGGCTCAACGTCGGACTCCGGCCCTGTCTGCCCCCACCACTCCAGCACCTTCCAGCCGCACTCGTTCAACAGTTGCTCGAAGTCGCGGCGCGTGTAGTGCCGATGGTGGAACGCCACATGCTTGTCGGGGTAGACCTCCTCGTTCGGTACGCTGGCAAACAGGATCTGCGCAGCCGCATTCAGCGAACTGAGCAACGGGCGCGGATCTTCCAGGTGTTCGATCGTTTCGTAGCAGACCGCCGCATGCGCGGGCGGGAGGACGGCCCCGTCCGACACATCCGCTAGGTGGTACTTCACCCGCGCATGCGCATAGTGCTCCTTGGCGTAGTCCAGCGCCTCCTTGCTGTAATCGACGGCGGCGACCGAGGCTCCGGCCTCCGCCAGTATTCGCGCGCCATAACCAACGCCGCAGGCGACGTCGATGATGGCGAGATCGTCGCCGCTCATCGATTGGGCGGCAAATTCGTAACGCGCGACATGGTCGCGCCGTATGCCGTCGCGCGTCGGCGCGACCTGGCGTTCTCCGTTCTTCAGCATAGGTGGCTTCTCTCATCCAGAAGGGTAAAAAGGGCCGGCGTTTTGATCGCCGGCCCTCGGTGCCGGTTACGGTTCCGGCGACCGCACGGGATGAGCGCGCGGCCCGTCTCCCGTTGCGGGCTGCAGGGGTTACGGGTTGGCGGTCGGCGCAACGTTGGGACTGTGCAGCACCGCGACGGCACTGACCGGCGTGGCCGCCGTTGCCGTGTTGACGATGGAGCACTGGACGTAGCGTTTGGAGCCCTTGTAGCCGACGCGCTTGGTGACGTTCTCCGTGGACCCATCGACGCGGGCAGCAGCGCCAATTCCAGCCAGCGCCTCGGTGCCGAGCAGGTCAGCGTCTGCGATGGAGGTCATGGACCCGGTGGCGTCACCCTCTTTGAGGGTGACTGTGAAGGTCGCCGCCGTGGCGGTGATGGCTCCATAGCCGATGATGAATTCGACGCCGCCGTAACCTTTACGGTCGACAATACTGCCCGCCTGGCCGGTGCCGGTGGTACCGGCGGCCACGGGCGCGATGGCGACTGCCGTGCGGCAGTTGTTGTGCAGATCGTGCATGTCTGTTTCCTCTCAGTTTCTCGCTTCCTGAAACCAAGACGGCCCGCGCTGGGCGGGCCGTCTTCGTGGTTTGGTTCGTCCGATCAGGACGTGGCGAACTTCATCAGTTTGATGGCCTCGAAGTTCGCGATCCCGCCACCAACACGGCGCGAGAAGTGAAACTTCGTCACACCTTTCTTGGTATAGGGATCACGGATCACAGCGATGCCGCGGCGGTCGACAATGGTGTATCCACGGCGAAAATTACCGTAGGCAATCGACAGACTGTTGGCTGCGATATCGGCCAGGTTGTCGTCGATCACCACTGGCGAACCGAGGAAACGGCCACCGAAACCGGCGGTCGGATCGGGATTCCACAAGTAGTAAGCCCCGCTGCCGTCCTTCATCTGGCGGGCGGTGCCGAGCGTGGAATCGTTCATCATCCACACCGCACCGGGCCGATACTGCGCTTTGAGTGCGTGCTGCAAGTCGATGAGCTTGTCGGCGGGTGCGCTGGTGGCGAATGCACCAGCCGCGCCAGAGGCGATATAGCCGATCTTGCCCCACTCATACGAGGCGTTGGCGACAGTGGTGTAGGCGGCGATGCCCCAGGGCCGGCCGACCCCGTTGCCGGTGATGAAGGCTGCGCCTTCGGTCTCGCCGAAGGTGATGCCAGCCTCATCGGTAAGATCACCCTCGAGATCGTAGAAGGCGTCTTCCAGCATCTCGTTGGGCACCCACGGCTCGGCATACATTTTGAATGCCGGGATTTCGATTTTGCTCCACTGCGGCTCGGTGGATTCGGACGATGTTCCCGCCTCCTCCAACCAGCCACCGGAAACGCCGCGCGTTTTCACCAGCTTCTCGTAACTGGCTTTGCCGATGGCGCGCACATTTGCCACCGATCGCATGCCGCTGATGGTCTCGGCGATACGGTCAATTGCGCCGTCCATCTCCGCATCGATGAGGTAACCACCATCGGGATCAGAACCGGATGACAACGCCTTGCGCTCCATCTCATGCAGACCGCTATCCTTGCCGTCGCGCAGATACCCGCGCAGCGCGTCCTTGTGCTCGGCCTGCTCGGGCGACAGGCCGTCCTTCTCGTCGGCCATGCCGGGGCGGTTCATCTTCTTCATGATGTCCGCGATTTCTCCGGACAGTTTGGTGACGTCGGCGTTGATGGTGTCCACCTTCTCGACCGTGTCGGCGGGCGCGTAGCCCTTCTCCTCGATGGCCTTCAGGCGGCTGTCGTTCGCGCTTTTGAATTCCTCCCAGGCGCGGCCCTGGTCTTCGATCAGGGACTTCAATTCTGCCAATTCGGGCATTGTCAATTCCTCACGGCTTGAATGTTTCGGGTAACGGCGGCCTTGAGGCCTGCCAGTTCGTCGCTACCCGCGTCACGCGGGTTAAGCTGCTTGATCGTCGCGATCAAACGTTTCGCCTCCTGATTGGAGAAACCGCCTACGTCGCGTAGGAGCCCTTCGATTTCAGAGAGGCTTTCAATTTCGTCAAAACTTTTTACCGACCCCACCCGCGCATTGCGGTTGGCCGGGAACGTCACCGGACTGATCTCCAGCAGCACGATCTCGCGCAGTGTGCGGCGCGGCTCCTCGGGCTTGGTGCGCTTGTCCCACTTCTTCGGGATGTAGCCGATGGACAGCCCATCGATGGCGGGGCGCGGCTTCATGTTCATCAGCGTGTGCATCTCGGTGCCGCGCGGAGTTTTCGCCAGCTCGCCCTCGACCGGTAGACCTTTGCCGTCTTCGCTGATAGCAAGCCAGGCGCCGATAGGCGTCATGTCCTCGGCGGTCATCCCCCAGCCCCCGTGCTGCGATAGCATGGTGGGCCATGGCTGTTTACCGGTCTCGACATCGGACAGAAACTGCGCAAACGCGCCCGGCGCGATCACATCGCCGTAGGCGTCGACGTTGTTGAACGCCGCGCCATAGCCGGTGAACGTCATCGCCACAGCGCCGTCGGCATCGGGGCCGGCGAGTTTGATCTCGCGAAACGGTATGGTCATGTGCTGCATCAGTCATCTCCTTCGGGTGCACCACCGCCCACGTTGGTGGGTTTCGGCAACGTGGCTGCGTTTCCGCCCATGGGGTTAAGTTCTTCAAGGCCGCGCACTTCATCCTGCGTCATCCAGGCAGGCGAGCCCCCGGAGCCGAGGGCTTTGGCGTAGTAGTCGGCGCGATCCTTGTGCGCGCCGCGCAGCAGGCCGGCGACGGTGAACTTGGTATAGTATCCGTCGGCGCGTTCTTCTTCGGTCAGCAGCTGCGCGTCGCACGCCTGTTCGACGCGCGCGTACCACGGCCCCATGGTGTGCACGACGTGCGCGAGAAACATCTGTTCCGCGCTGGCGTAGGTGGCCGCCTTGTCGGAGTGGCCAACCATGGTGGGCAACACGCGAAAGGCGCGGCACACCTCCTCGACCTGGAAGGCGCGCGTTTCCAGAAACTGCGCCTGATCGTTCTGCTGGGCGGTGGACATCCACTTGAGCCCGCCCCACAGGATGGCCGTCTTGTGCGCGTTGTCGCTGCCGCCGTGGGTTTCCTGCCAGGATTCGCGCAACCGTGTGTGCTGCTCTGGTGTCAGGGGGACCGATCCGTCGGAATAGATCAGCCCACCCGGCATCGCGCCGTTTTTGAACAGCCGCGCACCGTGCTCCTCGGTCGACAGCGATAGCCCTATCGCCTCGCGTGCAAGCCCGACACCATCGAGCCCCCGCCAGCCGTCCCAACTGGGGCCGCGAAGATGCAATATCTCGCTGGCCGGGACAGACGTCCATTTCGCATCGCCTGTGCGCAACTTGTACTGGATCGCCATGCCCTCGCGTTCGATGCGCACATCGGCGGGCGAATAAGGCAGAAGCTCCGGTTTTGAGATGCGCAAACTCTCGTTGCGTGCGATATAGGCAATCGCATTGCCCGCAAACACCATGTGCATGCCGGCCTGTTCGCGCCACTCGTAGGAGGTCTGCCAGTCATTGGGCTGACGCGCAAGCACGTCGTGCAGCGGGTGGTCCTTCGCCACTTCGCGCCCGCCGTCCGGCAGCGATCGGTACACCTTGAGCGGCACCTGCGCAAGCCCTTCGGATATCACTCGCGCGCAGGCCAGCGCCGTTACGGCCCGTAGCGCCGTCATGTGATTGACGGCGACGCCGCTCTTGGCCTGATACTGCTGCAGGAACTCTCGCAGCACGCTCCATGAGTCGTCAGCTTTACGGCGCCATGGCCACCGGATAGAGAGGCCCATCTACCACACCTCGATTTCGGGTGTGGCCGCTTGCTGCGTAATGGTGATTGCCCTGCCGAGTGCCATGATCAATGCAACGACTCCGTCGATTTTGTTTTCGGGGAATTCTTTCCGCGGGTAGATATTGTCTTTGGCGTCGACGTGACAGACGACATTGGACACCATCCAGGAAAGCACTGGGCAACCATCGTGGTGAAACCGGCCTTGCAACACCAATGCTTGCAGTTGCTTCATTGGCTCGCTCATGTTGGCGACGGTTTGGCGCATCTCAATGGCGTTGAGCCCTTCGCCTGCGAGCCGCTGCCGGATGTGCTCCGCCTGCCACGGGTCGAGCGCCAGTTCGACGATATCGAAGTTGGTGGCGTCTTGGCGCAGATCGCCTTCGATTTGGCCGTAGTCTGTGACGTTGCCGGGCGTTACGATCAGCCGACCGCTGCGCGCCCAACCGCTGTACTGGCTGTTGCGGCCGTCTTCGGCGGCGTCTTCGTTGAGGTAGTTTGCTACATACCCGTAGTAGTGACCGTCGCGCTCGAACACCAATGCCTTGCTGGCGATATCGACCTTGCTGGCGAGGTCACCAGCGGCCCAGCACTGCTGACCGGCGAACTCCTCATTGAGTGGTGCGTCGGCGCAGCGCTCCCATGAGAGCATATCCATCCACGCCGTGTCGGCGTTGACCCATTCGTTGAGGTGCTTGGTCAGAAAATTGTTCTGAGCCGCGGCGACCTGCATCGCCTTGCGCGCTTTGCGGCGGATATCGTCCGGCTTGACCGAGACCCCCCAGTTGGGATTGGCCTTGATCCAGGCATTTTCGTCGGTCCAGTCGTCGTCCTCATCAATGGTGTAGACGATGCCGAAATATTCGGGATCATCGACCACACCCTTGAGGACGCGGATCACGTAGTCGCGCTGCTCGTAACAGATCCCGGCGCGGTTGAATCCGGCCGTGGTGATCTGCCATAGCAGTGGCTGGCGCCGGGAACCGGTGCCAGTCTCGATGACGTCATAGATTTCGCGCGTTTTGTGGGCGTGCAGCTCGTCGAGTAGGCCGCCGTGCACGTTGAGGCCGTCCAGGTTTCCGCCCTGGTCGCGCGACAACGCCTTGAACCAGCTCGCCGTGTGATCGACGAATACCGAGTGCGCGGACGATCCCACACCGAACCGGCGCTGCAGGCCGGCGCTTCGGTTTGCCATGCGTTTTGCGTCGAGCCAAACGATCTTCGCCTGGTCGCGCGTGGTGGCGGCGCTGTAGATTTCCGCGCCGGGCTCATCATCCGCCGTCAGCAGGTAGAGGCCGACACCGCTGGTGAGCGTGCTTTTCGCATTCTTGCGCGGGATCTCGTTGTAAACGGTTTTGTACCGCCGCAGCCCATCATCATCCACCCAACCAAATACGGTTGTTAGGATGAATATCTGCCAGGGCTCCAACGTTATTCGCTGACCAGCCCATTCCCCCTTGATGTGGGACAGCAGTTCAATGAAACGACAAACGTGATTTGCGCGACCTTCGTCGAACCGGTAGTGCCACTCGCGCTTTAGGTCATCCAGTTGTCGCTGGCACGCCTGGCGCACATAAAGACACGCTGGTATGCGACCCTCCACGACAGAGTGCGCATACTCCGTCGCAATAGCCGCGTAGTTCCGATCCATGCACTAAACATCCTCCCAGCCATCACCGCCAAACGGCAACTGCTGTTGATTGGATGCGCTGACTTTGTTACGCGCGGCCGGTGTGAGGCCAAATTCCTGCGCCGATTTGAGTACCTGTGCCCATAGTTTGTTTCGAATGGTGAACAGGGCAGACTGCACCATGTAGTTCTGCGGGGTCTTGTCCAACAGGTCGTCCAGTTCCGTAAGCTGTCCAGTTATCTCGCGATAGCGCCCCATCGAATCACAGTGCAGCGAAAACACGGCACCATCAACAATCCCGATCAGCCCGACTTTCTCGAGCTGCGGCACGATTTCTTTCCAGTACCGCTTCGCCGACTTGGGCAACCAGTGCGGGCACTTCGGCGCTGCCAATTCAACGGCTGGCCCATGCGAGTGCCGATCCGACCGAAAATTGCCCTTGATCACCTTTGACTGTGCCGGTTCTGGTCGTCGTCCTCTTGCCATGCTGCTCACCATTACCTGAGAGGATGTATACCCCCCCTCCTCAATTCTGACATCACAAAAAAAAGAC